CGCGGAGTGTTACTCCGTCATCAAATAACCACCCTGGGCAAGGGTGCCTACTGAAAAGTTACTCGCATGAGAACTTTTCACCAGTAGAGAATTGCAGCAACCCCGGAATCTATTTGGTCTTACGACTTTTTAGGTATCCAATGAAGGCGCCCGTCAACTGCTGAGTCATACAAATCTTTAGTTGCATTTGTTAACATTTCATCAAATGGCGTTTCGCGTGGTCTGGCCTTTCGGCCGTTTGTGCTAACGATCTTTGACTAAACACCTCGGTGAACAAGTCGTAAGATCGCTATTACACAAATCTTGGACCACGCGCTTCTCCGGATGAAGTATTAACTTTGTTTCAGAAGTGTATGTATGTGTGATTCACTCACTCCTCCACGTCCCATCCCATTTCCTCGTTATTCTCTCTCAACCAGTCTAAAGACCACTGAATAAATTCAAATCTCTTTTCATTCTCTCGTCTCTCGCAATAATCCTTTAAGTCCTCAAGGTTTTCTGAGATTTCTTTGAAATCCATTAGAAACCAGGAAGGGTCCAATTGATCTTGTTGCGGGAGGTACGATTGAAATAGGCACTGTTTGGCTAATCTCTCCTTCTTTAAGGGAGGGGGTAGACATTTTGTCCACCTTCTCGGATTCCAAACAGCTCTGTTTCGTCGTATTGCAGAGTTGAATCGATGTTCACCTTCGCTTTCAGCGTTGGTGTCGAATAAATCAGTCAGTCTTACAGAACTGTCAAACAGCAAAGAAATTCCTTTAAGTCCTACATAGGTCTCATAGGTCTCCGTTCCGATCCCTTTCTCCTTTACGGTGAAAGGTCTCGGGCAACGCTTTTCTGCTAGTTTTCTAATCTTCCAAGATGGTATCATCTTTGAGATATCGTCTACGGTGTCACCTACTCTTTTAGAGTAAATGATTCCCGCAGCGATTCTCAAATCGAGACTACTTGGTTGAGCAGCTTCTAGCAGTTCAGGATGATAAATTCCTACGCCTCCTAGCCAACACGGGATGTGCCATGGCATCGATCCATAGTTTTGTTCCAGACTTAGTCTGTTCAATTCTATAAATCGATATGCCAAGGTCTCTCGTAGGCTTAGAGGTGAGTCGTTTATCAAACTGGTAAAACGAGCGTGTGGAGATTCTCTTTGTGATGATGTGTCTGTGTTGGCTCCAATTAGGCCTGAACGCTTTAGCCCTTTTAATAATCCAAAATTGACAAACTTTATCTGTTTAAGCTTTTCAGCTTCTACAGTAAAGTTTGTTGAATTGATCTGGACAAAGTCTCGAGAATTGTAGGTTTTACCTACTGATTCCTTGAGACCGACGAATCCTGTGAGAGCGCTCCAGGTGTCATAAAGACACTTTGGACCTCTAATTGCGATATCGTCTCCGTTGATCAACATTGGACAATTTTTAAGTGCGACTGCGTAGCCAATGGAGATTTCATAGGCAAATCTTGACATTGCTGCGTTGAGAATACAGAGAACTGGAAACGAGGTTACTGAACCCATCAATTGTCCACGTGTTTGTGGTTTGCTTTGTGTCTTGTCTTCAGGGTCTTCGATTTCGAACCTCGTGAGTGATTCAATGAATAACTCACGTAGATCGTCTTCGAGGCCCATGCAGTCAGACATAGCGTGACCAACCATTTCAGAGTACTGGGAATATATGTTATCAGTAGCGGCTTCATAGTCGCCTGATATATATGACTCTCCAGGGCTCAATGGTCCAAGCACAGTGTTCATGATGTCTTCGGTAACCGGCGTTCCGGTTAACTGGAAAATTGGATGCTTCCGCATCTTTGCGTGGAGTCTCTTTTGTAGTGCTTGTAACACGAATGATCGTGCTGGCATACTTTTAGTAATTACCCTGACTTTGAGAGCTTCAGGAAGTCCAACCATGGAGGCCTTATTAGGTTCTCTTTTGGCTTGTTCTTTCATTGCTCCCCAAAGTTGGTTCCAGGTTCTTTTGAGGTTCTTCTGATCTAGGTCAGGCAAAATTCCGTAGCCCACCGTTTCGACTTCGTCGGATTTCTCAATATTGAGCGACCCGTCTTTGTCAAAGGTGACTATAGGTTTTGCTGGACGATAGATTGGAAGATCAAATCCTCGTGACTCTCCCTCCATGGGACTTTTAAAGTCTTGTAGAGAAGCCACGGGATCCTCTTTAGGACCCAACCATTCACGGTAATTCTTCAGAATGTCAGCATATTCATCCAAGAATGCCCCGATTGCCCCAAGATTCTTTCTTGACGAAATGTAGTTGGCAGATGTTGATGGTAAGTAAGGTTGCAGATCACCTACGTCTAAGGGAATTTTCCCAAAGACTTCAGTAGTTGTTCTGTAAATCTCTCTTATCACATCGTCAATGTCAATTGACTTTAAGTCATAAAGTGCCTTTGGATATGGTTTAAACTTCTTCTCCCCTCTCGTGACGGTAAAGCGGCTGCTTCGCAGCATTCTTTCGTCTAAGACAGGAGGGAGGCCTTTTTCAACCAATAACCCGAAGGTATCTTCAGGAATCTTGAGTTCGGTAGGGAATTCGACAGGATCAGTCAATGCTTTGTAGGATTTTGCCATTTGGATTTTCACATCCTGCTTTTCTGGTCGCGGTGCTCCTTTCTTAACTCCGATATTTATCGTTGAAAGAATTGAAAACCGTTCAGACATTAGACCGTTCTTACCTTTTGAGGCAAGATAACGTCCAATGTCACCATTGAGCAGGAGTTTTGGATTGTCAGCCACCTTAAAAGGTTGCTTTGGAAGCTTGTTAGCAACCATCGCAGCCATAAAGGCGGCTAATTTCCATTTTGTGACAGCCATCCAGCAACGGTCCACGGATTCCCCTTCGGGGATACCACGGTCCGATCCTACGTCTTTGCATAGTTTGATCCAGTGTTGCATACTACTAAGAAGTGAGTGGCCGACTTTCTCTTCTCTTTTTGCAGATACTCTGTATCCGTAAAGGAGTGCGGTCTCAAAGAGATCGAGAATAATGGTCACAAGTGAGCCACTTAACTCAACCCCCTCGAGGAGTACTCTGTACTCTGAGAGAAGTCGTCTGGTCTTTTGGCCGGAAGACTCGTGCGTCTTCACCGGTGTGTTTACTTCTTTGTTAGAAGGGAGCATGCTACCATGGGTAGTTAACGATGTTGTCTGTGACGTCATCTTAACTGCGAGCC